GGACATCACCCTTTCACGGTGGCGACCGGGGTTCGAATCCCCGTGGGGACGCCAATTCTTTAAAACCCCGGCTTCGGCCGGGGTTTTTCTTTGCCTGTGATTCCTGGGAAGGCCCTATCCACGCATGGCGCGGATCTACTGCAGGGCCGGGATGGATCCGGCGGCCGGTTGGCCCAGTAGATCCACGCCATGCGTGGATGGCTTCAACTCGGCCACACCTCAGAACCGGCGATACATCCCGATCGATGCAGGTGCGGTGGGTGCGAAACCAAACTGCGCGTACAACCGGTGCGCTTCACCATCTGCCAGAAGGCTGACGTATGCCGACGGCGGCAGGTTCGCCTGCATCCAGCTCTCCAGGCGACGCATCACTTCCTTGCCCAGGCCCTGACCCTGCAGGCGCGGCAACACAGCGATATCGCAGACCTGCAGGTGGCAGCCCCCATCGCCGACGATGCGCCCCATCGCCACCAGCTCGTTACCCTGGTAGGCACACACGCCATACAGGGTATTGGGCAGCGCGCGTGCCGCCGCCTCCTGGCTCTTGGCACTGAGGCCCGCCAGCACACGCAGCTGGCAATAGTCTTCGACCGTGGGCACGGCGTCGCGGAACTGGCAGGCGACGGAATCATTCATGCGCTATCTCCCTGTAGGTCGGGCTATCCTGCCTCATCCATGTCGCAGCTGCTGCGACCCACGCCCGCAGAGTTCCCATGTGCTATTCCGCCCTGATCCGCGCCGACTACGCCAAGCTGGTGCGCGAGTTCGGCGCCATCCTGTCGCTGGAAGAATTCGCGGAGCTGTACGCGCACGATCCTGGCAAGAAGCGCCCCAGAACTCCCAAGGCGATGGATGACGGCTTCGCCGGCGCGCGCACCGAGCAGGGCCGCGACATCGTCGCGAAAATCCAGCAGTGGCATGCGCAGGAACGCCAGGATCTGGAAGCGGAGCTGGCCCGCCAGCGCGAGCGACGCGATATTGCCAATGCCACGCTGGCGACCCGCCCCACCCAGAAGGCACGCAACGACCTGCGCGTGGCCGGCAACCGCATCGATCGTGCGCAGGCTCGGCTGGAAGACCTGCACCGGGTGCAGTTGCTGCCGCGCGACAACCGCATTTTCCCCGGTACCTACGCACCGGTGATGGTCAGCGAGGGCGGCAAACGCGTGATCAAGCCGATGCGCTACCAGTGCCGGCTGCCGGACAAGCCTGCGCGCAACGACGTGCTATATCCGGGCACCTACAACGCGCGGCGCGACAGCCTGGAAGGCTATTGGCGCGGTGCGTTCGGGCTGCGCCACGGCGTGGTGGTGGTGCAGGCGTTCTATGAGCACGTGCCACGCCATGCCATCGCCGGCCGTACGCTGGGTGCCGATGAGAAGGATCAGGACGTGGTGCTGGAGTTCCGGCCCGATCCCCCGCGCGACCTGCTGCTGGCCTGCCTGTGGGCGGAATGGGAAGGACCGGAAGGTCGCCTCCTGTCATTTGCCACGATCACCGACACGCCTCCGCACGACGTCGCCGCTGCGGGCCATGACCGCGGCGTCGTTCCCATCCGCAAGGAACACCTCGATGCCTGGCTCAATCCCGATCCGGATGACCTGGCGCGGCAGTACCGCATCCTCGACGACCGCGAGGAGATCCGCTACGTATACGAAGAAGCGGGCTGAACACCGCGCACAGATGAAAAACCCCGCCTGGGCGGGGTTCATGGATCAGGGATTGCCGCCGCACATCGCCTCTTCGCAGAAGGCCTGTTCCTGCAGGCATTGTTCGACCTCTCCACCCCGCGCGATGCAGCTCTTGTAGAGCTGGAAACAGGGCTGGCCACACCACGCGGCAGAGGCCGTACCACCGAAGACCGCCATCGAAAGGACACCCGCAGCAACCATGCGCTTGATCCACTTCTTCATGCCACTCTCCTTGTAGGCCTGAGCATTCAGGCCCGGGCAGGATACGCCCACCGCTTCAGCACGCGCCAATCAGGCGCTGGCGCTGGCGCGGCCCACTGCGCGTACCAGCGCCTGGCTCAGATCTGCCGAGAGATAGGGCTTCACCAGCAGCACGCCGGCCAGCATCGGCTCGGGCAGCTGCTCGGCCTGCATCCCGGTGGCCAGCACGAACGGCACCCCGCGCGCCGACAGTGCCGCAGCCACCGGCTCGCTGGTCTCATTGCGGGCCAGGCGGTAATCGAGCAGGGCCACGTCCGGGGTCGACGCCTGCAGCAGGCGCAGCGCTTCAGCCACGCTCGCGGCCAGCCCCACCACCGTCGCACCGGCATGCACCAGCTGCATCTGCAGCAGTGCGGCACTCATCTCGTCGTTCTCGACCACCAGCACCCTCAGGTCCTGCAACACTGTCATCGGCTACTGCTCCTGGAGGCATTCAAGCCGCCGCAGTATAGCCATGACAGGGCCGAAGCCGACAGGAGGCGCCCCGATCGGCCTCCCCACTATGAAAGCCGTGCCGACCTCGGTTACACTCGCACGCTGCCTGCCGGTGTGGCGGAATGGTATACGCAGCTGACTCAAAATCAGCCGGGGGTGACCCCATGAAGGTTCGAGTCCTTTCACCGGCACCAAAGACCCTTGCGGCATAAGGGTTTCCAAGAAAATGGCGTAATGGAGTCGTGAATCTTCCGGCTCCGCCTTTTTTCTTCATCCTCTCTCGCTACACACCGCGGCGCATCTGCTGCAGCCCTGCCCTCATCCACGCCTTGCGGGCGTCCTTCGGGCGAGGTTTGGTCTCCTTCGGCGGTCGGCGCGGCTCCAGCGCTTCCTTGATTCGCTCGATCTCCTTCGCTCCAGCCTCGGCCAAGCGCCGGGCCTGTTGCTGCTGCTCGCGGGTTGGCGGCAGGCCGGGCAGTGGCGGCGGCGGCTGGATCGGGGTGCTGTCTGTCAACCGGGCGACGGCTTCACGAAGGGGCAGATCGGGATACAGCCTGGCCGCGCACCAGCGCTCGGCGTAGCGCTTCGCCTGCCGGACGTTGGCGGCGCGGACTTCCTTCACGTCCCACATCTTCTGGCCTTCCATCCATAGCCGGACCCCAGGACGGCCATCGGGCGTAACGCTGGCCGTCTCGCGGCCGTTGTACCAGAGCGCCCAGCGCTCACCCGTCTGGACCCAGCCAGAGGGGATCGGGGCGGTGCGGAAGCCGTGGGAGGAATGCATGGCCGGGAGGATACGACCAGCCGTCGCAGATCCTGCGAACGCGGCGGCGACCTGGCTGAATCGTTATGGCTATTCCCTAGGCTCGACCTTGATGACAGCGCTCACGTAGTGCTGCCCTTCAACTTCGGACCTGCCAATCGCCGCCCCTTTGGGTGGGAACAGCATCCCGCCTGGACGGCACGCAAGTTCCAGCTGTTCCTTCACCTGCTGCCGAACCATTTCCTCGATCAGCTTTCGAGTGTTCTCGTCCATCGCCGGATCCTATGTATGGTGGCTCCATTATCGCTCTGGCCCCATGGAGACAACAGTGCCGGCGCGGCGCTGCTCACGCGCCCCCGGGTTGAGCTGCCTGCGGCCCCGGATCCGGCAAGGTCAGAATGCCCGCCCTGCGCGGCTCGCGCCATCGGGCAACGTCGTCCTGTCGGGTCGGGCTGTCCCTACACGCCCCGGGCACGGTCGGCCGGGCTAACCTCCGGCCATGTGCGGCCGATTCGTCCAGCTCCCCGTGATCGACTTCGGCCAGCCGGGGCTGGCTGACCTTGCCCCCGGCCTGGCCGAGATCCAGCCCAGCTACAATCTGGCGCCGACACAGCGCGCCTCGGTGATCCTGGACCGCGGCGAAGGCCGGCAGGTCATGCGGCTGGCCTGGGGCCTCCTGCCCTTCTGGGCAAAGGCTAAAGGGCTGCAGGGGTCGACCATCAATGCGCGCATCGAGACGGTGGCCAACAAGCCGGCCTTCCGCGCCGCGTTCAAGAAGCGCCGCTGCGTCATCCCCATGGCCGGCTACTTCGAATGGTCGGTGAGCCCGATCGACGAGAAGAAAGACCCGTGGTTCATCCACGCCACTGGGCCGCTGCTGGCCGCCGGCCTGTGGGAGGACACCAGCCCCCTGCTGCCCGACGGAAACCTGGGCACCTTCACCATCATCACCGGCGACAGCAGCGGCGTCTCGGCCGACATCCACGACCGCATGCCGGTGTGGCTGCAGGCCGACCAACTCGACGAATGGATGGCCGCCAGCCCAGACGATGCCATGGCGCTGTTGCTGGCCAGCGAGCCACCGGCCATGGAGGCCTACCGAGTCAGCCGCGCGGTGAACACGCCGCGGAACAACCGCGAGGACCTGCTGCTGCAGGTCGCGTAGTCCCGCATCATCCGAACCCCAGCGGCAGCTCGGTCAGGTCTACGATGAAGATCGTGGCGTTCTGCGGCCCCATCGTCACGCCGCCCACCGGGAACGTGTTGGTGATCAGGGTCTGCTGAACCGTCTGCAGCCGGGAAATGAAGATCCGGTTATCGCTCGTCATGTGGAAGTAGTCGGCCGTCATCGTGCAGCGATCCTGCGATTGCGCGAAGTAGTAGAAGCGCGGCGACGGGATGGCGATGCCAATCTTTACGCCCGGGAAGAACTGGCCGACCTCGATCGGAGGACCTGAAACCGCCGGCAGCGCCACCACCTGGAGGACCCGCAGCCCCTTCCGCCGCGAGTCATAGAACACCGTGCCGTCTTCGCCGCGCATGCGCAGCCCGACCGGCCCGCTCGCCGCTCGCTCGGCCGCGCTGAACGTGTAGTACTCCAATGTTTTGTTGGGAGCCGCGCTGGAGGCGTACACGTCGCACGTCACGCCGCTCTGAACCAGAGAGAACCCCGTGTTCGTCGACACGGAGTCGTTGATGTAACGGCAGACATGGAGGTTCGTTGTCCCGTTCGTTGAAGCCAGCGCCCCTCGCGGCGACCATGAGGCAAATGGCGGCGAGCCTCCGGTCGCCCCGCCGGAGAAGGATCCAGTGTTCAGCGTCCCGGACTTGGCGAGCTGTAGGTTCCGATAGCCGGCCCCGATCTGGATTTGCCCGGTTCCCTGGTTCCGCACGCGAAGTCCGACGGCCATCAGCTGTAGATTCCATAGTGAAGGGTGATTCCGCCGACAGTTTCAGTAGTGGGCTTGCTCGGGAACATCTCCATCCTGACGTGGAAGTTCACTACGTCAGGATCCCAGGACCAGTTGATGGTGTTGCCCGAGATTGTGACTGAGGGAACCAGCATGCCGTACACCGAGCGCTGCCCCTCGCAGGTGAAGTAATAGAAGGGCTCGCCGCCGGAGAAGTCGTTGACGACGAGGCCCCCGTTCGCTTCAGGAGGTGCCACCCATTTGTTGTTGGAGTTCACCGGGTTGTAGAGCGGAAACCTGTAGGACCCGATGATCTTCGTCAGGCGCGTAGTGACCGTTGTCTCCACATACCCGTTCTCGCTGCGAACCCGCAGACCCACGTCGGCCATTACAGCAGCACTCCAAGTTCGACCGCAGGGACCCCGTTCGGGTAGTAGACGTAAACACCCTGGTTGGTGATGTTCAGCCGGTATCCGCCTGCGACGGTGCCATTGAACTCGAACCCACCAGCTGCAGCCTTGTTGATTCGCCAGCCGGTCTGACCCGGCGAGTAGTCGTCGGACTGGATGACCCCACTGATCTTGGCGTTGGTGATCGCTGCATCTTCGATGTTGGCGCTCTTGATCCACGCGGTGCCGATCAATGCCTGACTGATGAAGGTCTGCCCGCCCTGAATCACGAAGGGTGACGTGACATTCCCGTTCACCAGGTTGATCACCGCGAAACGACCCACGTCGAAGAGGACCTGGCTCTGGTAGCTGCCATCCGGCTGCTGTTCGACGCCCAGCCCCATGCCGGCGGCGTAGATTCTTCCGTCAGCGGTGACTTGGGCTCGCAGCGTGTAGGTCGCACTGATCCGCCCGTCCACATCAACAATGGCTTGGGATGTGGCCTGTACCGACGCCTGAGTTTCGCCAACGCTCGCCTCAACTGTTTCCTGCCGGCGCGCCAAGGCATAGTCGCCCTCTGCAATGACCGTCTGGATGGTGAGCGTTCCAGCGAACACCGTGGCGTCACCTGCACCCCAATCACTGTCACCGGCAGCCTGCACATCGAGCTGCGCGAACAGGCCGTCGGTCTTCTGGCCAATGGCCTGCAGGCCGGTCTCCGGGTCGTTGACCTGCAGCTCCAGGGTGCTCACCCTGCCGGCCACCGCACCAGCCTGCGCGACCGCATCGCCCACGTCCTTCCACTTCGTGCCCGGCGGCTCCTCATTGCCCGGCGCATTGTCGTTCCACAGCCAGATCTTGCCGTTGTGGATCACGGTCTGGCCTGACTCGTAGGTGGCACCCGCCTCCCAGATCAGAGGAACGATCTGGTCAATGCTGTCGATCTTGGCCAGTAGGTCTTGGCCCAACGCACTCTCGCTGATCCTTCCGGAGAAGTACGCGTCGTACTCGGACTGGTTGGTGCTGGACTCGCCCATCACGCCAGTGCCTGTCGGATACCAGGGACCGATGTTGCCGCTCTTGTCCACCAGGCGACCCCAGAAGTAGAACCGCGCACCGGCGGCCAGGCCGTCCAGCTGGTAGCGGTTCTGCGGGTAGGCGAAGTCTGCGAACTTCGTGGCGTTCTCGCGATTCGGGCCAGTGCTGCGCCAGATCTCGGTCCGCTCGGTATCGGTGGCGCCAGTCGGGAAGCCCCAGGCCAGCTGGATGCCGAACACCACCGGCGTGGCGGTCAGCGAGGTCAGCGCCGGCGGCGGCTCGGTCTTGCCCTTGATGTCCGTGAGCATGCTCAGCGTCGGCTGCGAAACCGCGTTGAGCGCATTGACCGCGCGCACCCTGGCCAGGTACTTGCCGGCATAGATGCCCCGCACCTCGCAGCTGGTGGTCCCTACCCTTCCTGCACGCACCCAGTTCAGGTCGTCCCGGCGCCACTCCACGTCGTAGGCGATGGCCTTGTCGGCCGCATCCCACTCAATCGTCAGCACCGGCGTGGCAATGCCCTGGTCGATCACCACATGGGACGACATGCGCACGTTGGCCGGCGGCGGCTGCACGCTCGGCGGAATGACGCTGGTCGGCGGCGGCTCCAGGCGGGTCCCATCATCGATGGCAGCGAACTTGTCCGGGCGGTGCTGCAGCGCCGTGATGCGGTAGGTCAGGCCCTCTTCCTCTGCGATGCCCAGAACACGAAACTGCTGCAGCACCAGGTCGGCCGACTCGGTCGCCCAGATCGACTGCGCCACCGGCACCGCGCTCCACGGCGCCGAAACGGTCACCACGCGCGTGGTCGGGTTGATCCCGTTGATGGTGCGCGCCTCGGTCTTACCGCTCGGCAGCGTCGCCCGCAGGCGATCACCCACGGCCATTGTCGGCGGCACCACGTCCAACGTCAGGCTGTTGGCAGTGGCGGCACTGATGCGGCCAGAGTTGCGGCGGCCAGCGCGATTGACGTCAGCCACCTGAATCACGTCGCCCGGCATGCAGTTCAGCGCGTCCAGGCCCAGCGCGAAGGTGACCGTCTCCGTCTCCAGGTTCTCGCTGTAGAGGATGTGGTTGCCCACCCGCTGCGCCTGCGACTTCGAATGGCAGCCCAGCGCGGTGACCTCGATCTGGTTCACGCCATAGCGGGCGATCCCGTCGAGCAGCTGCACCGGCTCAACTTTCTGCCTGCCGAAGTCATCCGGGTCGGTCCAGGACACCAAGGCCACGGTGTGACGGACCTTGCGAGCACTTCCCTCGTAGGTGAACCGGCCATCGACCACATTGGCCTGGCTGTAGGTGTAGACCGGGTCCTTCGGCATGTCCGCCGAGGCCATCACCTGGCCAGCGGCATAGAAGCTGATGCCCCGGAACATGCTGGCCATGTCCTGCAGGACCTTGTACGCATCAGCTCTGGTCTGCAGGTACAGGCTGCAGGTGAAGCGCGGCTCCTGCCCACCCATACCATCGCTGACCAGCTGATCGCAGTACTGCGCGATCTCGTACAGCCGCCACTTGTCCACCCAATCCAGCGGGATCCGATTGCCGAGGCCGAAACGGTCGTTGGTGACAATGTCGAAGAACACCCAGGCCGGATTGTTGGTCCATGCCGCCTTGAAGGTGCCGTCCCAGATGCCGCTGTAGGAACGCGTGCGCGGGTCGTAGTTGCTCGGCACGCGAATGATGCGCCCCCAAATCTGGAACGCACGCGAGGGGACGTTCTGGAAGGCGCTAGCGTCTACCTGCACCGCTGCCAGGGCACAGTTGGGATACCGCAGCTTGGCGTCGATGATCTCGGTCAGCGACTGGACCATGACGATGTCGGCGACGGTCGAGCTGTTCGCGTTTGGCGTCAGGCGGCGCACACGCACCTGCCATTGGGTGCCGGCTGGCAGATCAATGCGGTGGCTGCGCTGGTACTCGCTGGTGGTCTTGCCGCGGAACGCGTTGGTGAGCACGGTGCTGAAGGCGCCGCCATTCACCGACAGATCGATCGCATACTCGATCGCGTAGCCTTCGGTATCACCGTTTTCCGTGTTCTGCCGCTGCAGCGCAGGAACGCTGAATCGAATACGCACGGCAGACAGGTCAGCGCCAGAGACCGTGCGGACCACAGGCGCGTTGCTGCGCAGCTCGACCCCGACCGTGACCTCGTTCTCGACCGATGGGAATCCGGCGATGTACTCCTGGTCCTGCGTGCCTGCACGGGTTTCCACGCGCACGCCGGCAAAGTTCAGGGTGCCGTCGCTGTTCTGGATCGGAACCTGGTTGAGGTAGACAGACTGATTGCCCGCCACCAAGCCACGGATCTCGCCCTCGCTGATCAGGTCCAGGATCTTCGCGTAGGAGATCGAGTGCAGGCTGTCGGGGGTCTCGACCGGCGTGCGGGCGTTCCCGCCGCCCTTGCCGCCAGCACCGGCAATCGCCGCCGGCGAGCAGGCACGCGCCAGCTGCGTGGGCTGATACTTGATGGCTACGTTCACTGCTGATCCTCTGCGTAGATGCCGCCACTGATCACTGCCGAGCCCACGAACATTCCCTTGGTGTCGTGGCCGCCATAGGCGGCAGACACAGGGTTGCCCTGCGCCTGCGTGTTGACGGCGCCGTTCATGCTGTAGTTCGGGGTGTTCTCGGCACTGTCTTTGGCGCCAAGCCCTTTCGGCTGTGGTGCGAGCATCTGGGAAACGCCGCCCAGCACCATGACGCCGCCCTGGAAGACGAGCTGGTAGTTCTGGGTCCAGACGCCGACGACGATCAGCACGATGCCGAGAATCGTCTGCAGGATGCCGCCGCGCTTCGACCCCACCAGCACCGGAGCGATCCGAATGTCGTCAGCGCCGGGCGGATCGTGCAGCTGTTCCTTGGACAGGTTCTGCCGCCCGACGAACACGGCGAACTCCATGCCCTTGGCCTTGGCGCCCATGAGGTACTGCTGGAAGCCAGGCAGCAGCACGCACAGCGCGCGCACGGCCTCAGCGGGGTTACTGACGGCGAGGCGGAACTTGCGGCCGAAGCGAGCACCCAGCAGGCCGTATAGGCGAATGGTGCGCAGGCGGTCAGCCATGACGGGCCCCCTTGTGCCGGACGATGTAGCGCGTGCGCTCGGCCCACATGCCGCCGTAGACCACCTTCTCCGACAGGCGGCCGTGCATGTGGTGCAGCATCTGGCCGTCGCCGAGGTAGACCCCGGCGTGGTTCGGCACAGGCGAGCGGATCTGCATCAGCACCATGTCGCCGCGCTGCGGCTCGCCATCGATCAGCTCGAAGCCTTCCGCGCGCAGCCGGTCCAGGCTGTAGAGATCCTGGCCCTTCTCCCACCAGTCGTCCTCGCGCTCGTACTGGCTGAGCTGGATGCCCAGCTCGCGGGCGTAGAAGTCGCGCACCAGGGTGTAGCAGTCCAGCACCCCGTGGGCGAACTGGCGGCCAACCAGCGGCGCCTCGTAGCCACAGGGCACGATGGTCTGCAGATCTCCGCACTCCGGTTCGGCGCCCGTGCATTGCCCGACGCTCACGATGTGCCACGGCAGCCCGCTGGCCTCGCACATGACCCGGTCAGCGTCGGACGCGGCCGCAGAGGCGTTCGGGTGGCTGTGCACGACGGCCAGCACCTCGCCCTGGTCCTCCGCGTCGGCGTAGTCCTCAGCCGGCAGCCGGAAGTGCTCGCTGGGCGTGGTGGCCACGTTGCGGCAGGGAATAAAGGCCTCGCCATCGGCGCCGGCCACGATCAGGCCGCAGCACTCGCGCGGATACTCGGCCACGGCGTGCGCCTGGATGGCCTGCAGGGTGCTCTGTTGCATGGTCTCGCCCATGAAAAAGCCCGCACTTGGCGGGCTGGATGGTTGCTCGATGGTGGCGCGAATTAGGTGCGCAGCAGGCCCGAGGCAGGGAACCCGCCATAGGGCAGAGGCTTGTCGGCGCCGAAGCGCAGCTTGCAGCTCCCCACCCTGCCCCCGCACTGGTCCCGTGCCGGGTCGGTGGTCGGCACATCGTTGGCGTCGGCCACAGCTGGCCCGGTGTAACCACAGAACGGGCCGCGGTAACCGCCCCGGATCAACCAGCCGCAAACACCCGAGATGATCTGCCGGCCGGGCAGCTGCTCGCCGTTGAGGTCGATGGCCGTGGTCAGCTCGAACTCGACTACCTCCTTCGTCTCGGAGACCTTGCGCTCGATGAACCAGATCTCGTCCAGGAAGTGCTCGTTCGGGTCGGCAGTGGGGTTGAATCCACCAACCACTGGCTGCGCGCCGGTTGGGATGAAGAAACCCTGCGGCTTGTCGGCCAGTTCGATCTGCGTCCCGTAGGCGACCACGTCCCCGCCGACTGTATTCGTGTCCGGGCCAATGCTGGACGTGGTCCTGCTGCTCGCGGCATTCAACACCACCTTGAACACTAGCTTCAGGACGCCACCACCTACGTCAGTCTGCTCCAACAGCGTGGTAGGACCGGCGGTGGAAGTGTTGACGGTGAACCTACTCGTTGTGGTGCCGGCGAGAATTGAATAGGTCGTGCCGGCAGCGGTGTTGTGGTTGATGCCGATGCGCGCCCTGCCTGCGCTCGCGAGCTTCAGGTAGGAGGTGACGATCAGTGTGTCTCCCGCCGCATATCCCCCGGTGCCCGTTGCATTGGTCGTCGTGACCCTGTGCCAGCTGACGCCATTGCTTGCGTAGCGCACCGGATAGAAGGTCACACCCTCGACTACTTCGGGAGGCAGATTGGTTCCGGCGCCATTCCCCTCATAGTTCCAGCGCGCTCCACCGTTCACGCCACCGGGGTTGTTGCTCCACCGCACCCGGTTCTGCCCGGGGAAGTTCTTTGCGTCTAGGTACTTCACCAGCGTCTGCCGGCGGATCACCTTGGCCCCGACCATGTCGCCGTACAGCATGCACATCGCCGCGATCCGGCCGTCGAGATTGCCGACCTTCAGCCTCGGGTTCGGCGGCTGGTCGCTGGTACGCTCGAAGCCGGTCGCCTCAATCGGCCAGGCGCCGTACTCCTGCTCCTGCCACCAGATCACGCCCGACTGCAGGTGCGCGTGGAAGAACAGCTGGTCGGCGCCGAAGCTGCTGGCGTCCAGCTCGTAGACCGTGACGCGGCCGCCCGGTTCAAGCTGCTGCGCATCGGCGGTGATCATTCCAGCACCGCCGATTCACCGGTGCCCAGCGGCAGCGACACCTCGCCGGGCCAGTTGAAGGTCTCCGGCTGTGGCAGCAATGCCCGAACCTGCTCCCAGGTCTCGATGCCGGCAGGCGCGGCCAGCACCAGTGACTCCAGCTCCTGATTCACGGCATCGCGCCACGCGACCATCGCACGGGCTTCGTCGCGGTAGCGCGGCACGCTGCTGTTGAAGTAGCTGCAGCACGTCTCGATGGTGTCGTAGCGCCGCTCCTTCACCCATGCCGTCATCCAGTCCCAAGCAGCCGCGCGGATCGCCTGGTAGTGCTCAGGGCTGTGCAGTGCGTAGGGCGGTGCAACTGGCAACGGTTCGTTGCCGGATTGCAACCATGTCTCATACTCGTCCCAGAGCCTATGTCCCTTCGGTATGAACGCACCTGTGGTGAGGCACTCGATCTCGTCCGGAATATTGGTGAGTCGGTACATGCTCAGAGCCTCGCGTCGGCGGTAAACCCGCCGATGTAGATGAAATTCTGATTGATGGTCACCGGGATGCCGCGAACCGACAGCGTGCTTCTGGTGACGGTTGGGATTGTCTGTGCGATGTTCGTGGAGTTCTCGGCCGGTGCGTACACCATCGCGGGGGTGGCCCGCTTCTGCACTTTGAAATCGCACTGCACGCCATTCCATCCACCAGAAGCGCCCACGCAACCGAACAGGTAGATGGTTCCCACCTCGAAGTAGCGCTGGACCATGGCCAGGTCCAGCGCCAGTGGCACCGGTACGAATGGAGTTGCTACAGAGCCCCGCTCCAGCTTTGGCCGACTGTAGGTCACACCGGTTGCGGTTAGCTGCACCACCATGTTGCCACTGCCTGACGGGGTCACGGTGACCCCGCGGCGACCTGTCCCAGCGGTGATCGTGCCCGTAGCTCCGCCTACGCTGACCGAGACATTGCCGCTCGGGTTCTCCACGCTGATCGTCAGCGGCTGGCCCCAAGCGAGTAATGGCGATTCCACGACCTGCTGCAGCGGTCCGCTGGTGTGGGTGAAGACGCCTGTGGTGGCGTTGATGGTCACATTGCAGCCACCGGTGCCCGCCTTCCAGATGTCATATCCATAGGCGCCGGCCGCCACCGCACCACCGGAGAACCCCGCTTGGTTTACGGGAATCCCGCAACTGATCAGCATATTGTCGCCGCCTACCCCGGCTAGGCCGGCTAATAGTGCGTACAACTCTGCATCATTGGCGTTGACCTTATCGAAGGCGACTTTCGCAGGATCGCCCTTGTAGGACCCGTGGTCGGTAGTGGTGTCGATTACTTGGCGTGCCATGGTGATCCCTTACGGCTGGAACGTCTGTTCGAAAGTAGCGTTGAGCGTGTAGACGCCATTGCCATGTGGGGTGAGGGTGTAGGACTTGCAGAGGTACAGGCCCTGCACTCCGAGCGGCGGCGTCCACAGGAACGAAACCGCTCCCTTCCGTGCGCGCAGGAAGGCCAGTGCAGGACCCACCTTCGACGAGCGGCCGACGATGGAGATCGGCCACTGCTGGGTCTCGTTGTTCAAGCCATCGGACGCGGTCTGCTTGTACCCGTCGCCGAACTGCGCCTCCCGGACAAGAAAGTCACCGGTGCCGGTGATCTCGGTGCGCACGCACCAGGTGAAAGCCTCAGCCATTGCGCGTACTCATCTGGTGGAAGAGACCACCGGGGCGCGACTGCTGTACCGCCCACTGGTTGATCATCTGGTTGAATGCCTGCTGCACCTGCCGGCCCTGTTCGCTCCCGGAGCCCTGCTGAGTATTGCTGGTTCCGTCGGTGGTCACGTTGAGCGTGGTGCTGAAGTTGTTGTTGATTCCGCCACCAGCACCCATCGAAGAAGCAGGCAACCCAGCAGTTATCGGCCGGACCGATCCAGCATCACCAGGGATCAGATAGGTTTTCCCGCCCTGATCAAACAACTCAGGACGGCCACCCTCACCGACTCGGTACATACTGCCGCCCGCTACCGGGCCACCACCGGCACGGCCTCCTGCCGATCCTCCGATCGCGCTGCCGATGGCATTGATCCAGCTGGAGCCGGCACCGCTGTAGCTGTTCGCCCAGTTCCCGATCATCTGGAAGATCTGGGATGCAGCCGCCTGGGCAGCCATCTTCTGCAGTGCCTTGGCAAACCCCTGCACCATGCCTCCAAGCCCATCCGAGAATGGATCGAAGAGGAAATCTGCGAAAGCGTCCTGCATGTTCCGAGCCGCCTGGTCGGCGTAAGCGCTCCACTGCTTGAACCTGTCCTCGACCACCGAACTGGAGTCGTCGTCGATCCCGAACATGCCATCGAAGGCATCGGCGAACTTCTGGGCGCTCTCGCCCATGATCGACTCGGCCTCGTCGATGTTGCCGAGCATGTCCAGGAGCGAGGCGCTGGATCGCAGCGCCGCTTGGGCTGCGGAGTCGATGCCCTTCAGGCCCCCGGATTGGATCTCATAGTTGACGCGGCTCAGCTCCGAGCTGTCGCCGAACAGCGCGATTTGCCGCTTCAGCTGGTCATTGGCTGACTTGATTGCATCAGACAGCTTCTTGGCGGACGTTTCGGCCTCTTTGTCAACGGACTTCGCGCGAAAGGTCCCGGCCTTGGAGGCGACAGGCTTGAGCGCCGATTCGGGAAGCATCTGCCCGTCATCGATCAACGTCACTTGCGGACCGCTACGCCGCTTCAACTCTTCGATTATCTCCTTCCGCTGCTTTCTGTATCCCTCAAGGATCTGAAGGTTCGCCTGCCGCGTTGATTCGAACGGCGCAGCGTCTGCCAGCCGCTTGGCATTGGCGATCTGATCATTCAGATTGGCAAGGCGATCGTTGAGGGCGGCATCTCCAGTGGCTCCAACCGAACCGCCTGCGTCCAGATTCCGAAGCTGCCGCACCTTGTCGATGAAGTTCACGATAAGAACGGCGCCGTTTGCCATCTCCGCAACCAAGTCGCCTACCCACCTGGTTACAGATGTGAATGCACTCTTCGTCTGGTCGGAGCCCAGGAAGGCTGTCAGCTCCTTGAACTGAGGTAGCAGCTCTGCCGCCACCTCGTTCTTCAAGCCCTGGAACGCCAGTTGGATTTGGTTGGACTGTTCCTTCACCGCCGTCATGGATGCAAGCGTATCCGCATCCAGTACCGCTCCAAGGCGCTGAGCTTCATCACCCCACTTACGAAAGCCATCGCCGTTTCGCGCCAGGAGTGGGGCAAGCAACGACGAGTCGCTTGCAATGGCCTCCATGTAGAAGACCATGTCCGCCTGTGACGCACCGGCATCCTCCAGAGCCTTGTAGTACTTCTGTAGGACCTCGGGTCCGCTAAGGTTCCGGAACGCGTCAGCCGTCAAGTTGACCCTGGGCGCAATCTGCTCGAAGAAATCCTTCATTGCACCGCCGCCGGTGCTCAGGAAGTCGCCAAGCTTGTCTTGGGTGTCCTTGAAGATATCGGCCAGCTTGTCCTGCTGGATGCCGACAGTGGCCGCGCCGGCCGCCATGCGCTGGAACACCTGCTCGTTGGTGCCGGACAGGCGAGAGAACTTTTCCAGCTCTGCCGACGCATCAACAAGCTGTCGGGTCCAGTTCAGAACTGCCGTTCCGGCAACCGCCAAGCCACCCACAGCGGTTCCTGCAATCTTGCCGAAGGCCTTCCCAATGTCAGCAGCAGCGTCGGTAGAGTCCTTGCCCAGCTTTTTCATCTGCTTGGACGCACGATTCGTGTCGGTCTCGAACGAGCCCGTGCGCATCAGAAGATCAACGACGATCGAGCCTGCAGTGGCCATGATTGGATCCGGTTGTTAAAAGCCAAGAGCCTTGGCAACGTCGCGGTCTGCGTCGCTTATCTCGGGGTCATTTGGGCTTGGCGCGAGGAAGGTCAGGATGCTTTCAAACTTGCCGCCGAAAGTGGCTCCTACGACCGCAGCTGGTCGATGAAATCGGTGCAGGTCGTCGAACGGGTAAAGCTCATAGAAGGCCCGCCAGCCGTCCAGCTCAGCTGCTGGCATCGCATCGATCTCGCCGAGTGTCTTGCCCAGGGTCAAAGCGAGCTGGTATCGGAACCACTCCCCGCTTCCTCGCCGGGCGAGGTCTCCTTTCCCTGGTAACTGTGCACCTCGCTTATTTCCTTCGTCAGGGCAATCTGCACAGCGAACTTCAGGCGCTTGGCCTGTGCCAGCGTCAGAGCTGGCTTGCCATCGGGGGCGCAGATCGCCTTGGCAATGAGGCGCGCCATAGATTCAGCCTGCTTATCCGGGTCTTCACTGGACTGTCCAGTGAAGAACCCGCGCAGCACACCAGCCTCCTGCTCGCGGATGTAGAAAGTGTGCTTGCTGCCATCGGCAAGCTTGACCTCCCTCTCATGCACGTCGTCGGAGATGAACAGCGAGGGGTCCAGCAGCACTGCAGCGTTGTTGGTCTCGGTCATGGGGTGATTCCGTAGAGATGGATCGCCACGGCGCCGCTTGGGCGCCGGGCGCTTGGATGGGATCAGGCCAGCGGCTTGCCGTAGCGGGTGACGCCGCCGCTGCGCTGGACGGTGACCGTGCCGCGCACGATCTCGTTGGTGGCGATGTCGATGTTCACATCAGCGATGTAGCCAATGAACAGGAACCCCGAGCGGGCGGTGGCCAGCGGCGGAACCAGCGCATCTTCGCTGTCCAGCGTCGGCACGGCTACACCGTCACTCAGGCCGATGTACCAGCTGACGTTCTCGCCACTGTCCTTCAGCTTGAACAGCGCATCGTGGGATGCATCGCTGGGGATGTAGTTGAACGGGATGGACACCTGGCCAGGATTACCCAGGCCGCGCTGGTACTCCTTGTCCACGGTCGCATCGAGGCAGGTGGATTCGATCTGGTCGGCGGCGCCGCCCAGCCCGGATGCCCCGGTCGGGCATGCGAACTTGACGATCGCCGGCCCACCGGCCGCGTTCGGGTCAACGAAGAACAGATGGGTGCCCTGGGTCTTGACGACGCCCTCGGTCATGGCAGTTTCCTCTGAAGGGCCGCGCGAGGGCGGCATTACGGATGACCAGCGTTCAGCGCTGATCGATGAAATCGGCCTCGAGGCCGACGCGGTACAGCTTGGTATCGGGGTCGCGGTTGTTGACCACGACACGGTTGACGATAAGAGCGGCGTCTAGTGCGGCACGCACAGCCTCTGCCAGCTGCTCAACGCCTCCGTCAGCCTTGTGGTAGCAGTCGATCTGCACGGTGGTGAAATCGCCCCCTGGCGCTGTGCTCAGGTTGTCGAACGCTGAGCCGGTCACGATCTGCCAGACGATGTAGGGGCGGGGCTCGTTCTGTGACACTTCGCCGTGACGGCCGATTCGGTCATCAACAATCGCGGACACTGCTGGAGTTCGGATCGTCCTTGCCACCTTGGGGAACATCAGCGGCGTCCTCCATTCTGCGCGGCGAGGCGCTTGGTTATCTGATCCAGGCGCTTCAGCAGGTCTTCGCTGACCACGTCGATGATCTGGCTCCCCCGGCGCTGCACGGCCGGACGCAACCACGGATAGGCGGGTTGGGTACTGGACCCGTATTCCATGAGCTGGGCAGCCTTCCGGGTGGTCGTCTTCGAGCCATGCGCGTTCACGAATGCCTTGCGCTTCACACGCACCAGCTGACGCTCGCCCTTGGTTCCTACCGGCGCCTTACCACGGCTGGCGATGATGCTGTTGACGGTGGTGTCCGTGCTGTCGGCGCCACCAATAGCTGCGGATCGGCGGAAGTTGTCCTTTGCTTGGTCGCGGAGCAACCTGGCGCCCTTGGCCAATGCGAGCTTGACCGGACCACCACGCTTGCTGACGACCTCAGCCGGCAACGCCTGCAGTGTCGCAAGGACACCATCGATCCCGTGGATCTGAAGTTCAACCTTCATATCCCCTACTGCCCGTCGTTGACGCCGGCCGAAACCGGGATCGTGATGTACTCCAGCCCAGACGCCTTGTCAGGCAGCAGGCCGGCAATGTTGAAGATCTCGCCGCGGTGGATCAGGCGCATGGACGGCAGCAGGCCATCGCGGTGGCGCATGGTGATGCGCGCCGTCACCGCCGATTGGGTCTGGCCGGACTGGATGAATTCCCGGGCCGAAAGCGGCTCAACCGAGGCCCACACCGTGGTCACGTCAACCCACGTCGTCTGCTCGACACCATCACCGTCCCTGGTGGTCACTTGCTGCTGGATCAGCACGCGGTGGCGGAGCCTTCCTGCAGGCAGGCTCATGTCAGACCCCGAGGCCGATGCGATACGGCCATAGCAGGCTGTGCACGCCCATCGGGACCTGGATCGTCGCCCCGTCGCTGCCTTGCACGTCTTCACGCGTGCGGTACAGGTGCCCCAGCATCAGGAGGATAGCCGCCCTGATTGAGTCGTTGGCCAGAATAGGATCTACGCCCGCGTTGCCATCCAGGACTGCGGCGGCCATGGATTCAGCGTCTTTGAACACACAGCGATTGAGAAACTGCTGAGCAGCGCCTTCTGACGCGGTCCCGTAAAGCTCCAACAGAGCGTCATCGTCCGTATCGACACGGCAATGTGCACGGGCCTGTTCCAGGGTGATCAGCTCCATGGTCAGGCCCTGGCCTTGCCTTGGCGGGCCTTCTTGCCAGCGGGCTGTTCGCTCACGGCGTCGGCGGTTTCCACAGCGACTTCAGTGACAGTGGCTTCTTCCGTCACCGGCTCCGGTAGCTCAGCCTGGGGCTGTTCGCTCACGGCGTCGGCGGCGCCGGTGTCGATGAAGTACTGTCCGCGGCTGCTGTCCATTCGAACGGTGGCGCCAGCGCGCGGATCCGGCTCTTTGAACTTGATCAGCATGATCCTCTCCGAACCCGGCCTGCACTGTGGCAGGCCGGGATAGTCTGGAACGGTGGATTAGGCGACGTTGCCCAGGTAGCCGTAGATGAAGGCCTGCGGCCGGTAGATCGCCAGCGCCAGGCGCTCTTCTGCCAGGATGGTCACCAGGTTCTTGACGAAGTCGTCTTCGTTCTCGGTGGCCACCTCGACACGTGCCTGCCAGCGATCGAACAGCTGAGCCCCCAGCTTGAATGCGCCGGTGAGGAACTTGTCCTCGGCGATCGCCTGGGTGGCGACGACCGGCAGGTTCCACAGAGTGGCGCCGATGACGCCCTGCGGATTGCCGATGATGTAGCGACCGGTGGTGTCCTTCAGTAGCTCGACGCGTGCCCAGTCGATCGGGTTGAGCACGATTCCGTTGGCCGGGAACTCAGCCAGCTGCGCCTGCAGCATTGCCAGGCGGATCTTGTCGATGACCGTGGCGTCGGCCGGCTCGAACGGTGCAGCGTATGCCGTCGCCTGCGGGATGATGCCCAGCAGGTTCTGGCCGGTGCCGTCACCGTTGAGCAGCTGCTGCTCTTCCTTGAACGCCAGGCCGTATCGCAGGCGGCCATCGATGTAGCTGGCGAGCTGCGAGGCATCGCTGAGGATCTGGCGCGATGCCTTCATGTAGTGCGCGACCACCTTGGCAGTGGTGCTCACCAGGTCGAACTTCAGGCTGGACTCGGGCTTCTTCGCACCCTCAGCCACCGGCGCGGCATTGTTGGTGAAGCCAGTTTCCTTCACGTACTCCAGCGTGTTGCCGTCCATTCGGCCCGGAGTGATCAGGTCGCGTACCGTCAGGCGGCGGTCCGGCGGCGCGATGACACCCGGCAGACGGGTGGGGGTCACCAGGTCGCCCGCCGCGCCGTCGGTGTCGGTCGTGACCGAGGTGATCGCAGCACTGAACGTCATGTCGACGCGACCACGCGGGGTGGTCTTGCTGGCGAATGCCTGGAACTCGTCACTGTTGACGAACTGCTGGCCGAACGACTGGTGCTGCACGTCGCCGCCCGCGCCGTTGGCCTCGATCTTGGCCAGCCGCTGCTCGGCGGCCTGGAGGTTGGCCTGCAGCTCGCCCTGCTTCATGAGGGCTTCATCGACTTTGGCCCGGGTTTCAGCGGACAGCTCAGTGTTCTTTGCGGCCACCTCGGCGTAGGTCTTCAGCTGGTCGCCTACGGTCTTCAGGTCGGCACTGACCTGCTTGTACTGCTTCTCGACGTCCTCGCCGACGTCACCGAACTGGGCATGGCGGCGGAACTGGGGGATGTCGCTGGGCTTGATCAGCATCGCCGCCAGAGCGACTACGCCTGCACTGCCGAGCAGGCTCATGGCAAGGACGGACGGGCCGACCTTTGCGAATGCGCCAACTGCCAGAGGAATCGCCGATGCGATAGCGAGGACGACCAGGTAGAACGTCGCGGAGAGTTTCATGGACTTCATGTGTAGAGCTCCTATTGCGGGAGATTGAAGGAAAGACGCGGCAGCGGATCTGCCTGCACCCGGATGGCCTTTCGGCCGCTATCGGTGGGATCGCCCTCACCGCTGCCAGTGGGATCGCCCCGGCTGGACTTGATTTCGCTGATCAAGCGCATTGCTTCTGACTTCGGCATGCCTGTGGCACGCAAGCCGGCCTCCACACGGCGCACCGCTGAGGCGTTCTCTTTGCTTGCGCCCTTCTCCACCTGGTCGGAGGCCAGAAGTTCATCTGCAAAGCCGTCCTCCACTGCGGAGGCGCCGCCGATCCAAGTCTCGGCATCCATCAGCTTTGACATGGCCTTATGCTCGGCACCGGTGCGCGCGGCGTAGATGCTGGCCATCGCGTCGTCGAAGGGCTTTAGTGTCGCAGCAACGTCGGCCAGGTCGTGGCGATTTCCCACGGCAACGACCCAAGCGTTGTGGATCATCAAGAAGCCGGCGCGCGCGATCTGGACCGTGTCACCGGCCATGGCGATGACGGATGCAGCCGATGCAGCCAAGCCCAGCACCTTCACAGTGACCTCACCGTCGTGCTCGCGCAGCAGGTTGTAGATCGCCAGGCCTTCGAACATGTCGCCGCCGGGGCTGTTGATGTTGACCGTGACCGGTCCTTTCCCCATCCCACGCAGGGATGCCGCGATGCGCTTGGCGGTCACGCCTTCGCCCGTCCAGTAGTCGTAGCCGATCACGTCATAGATGCTGATGGACCGCTCCGAATCGGTGTCGGAAGCCGCCCTGACGCCAGCCTCCCAGCGGTCAAGGGCGCGCGGCTGGATCTGGCTGCTGACAGCGGCGCAGGGGCGGCCCTCCGGTACACCCGGCAGCGTCTTGATCGTCATGTGGTCAGTCCTTCTTGTCTTCGGAGAAGCCCAGGAACGCGCGGATAGCGGCCCGGGCCTGGTCTGCATCTGAACCAGCGCCGATGGCATCCAGCGTGGTCATCGCGGTTTGCACGGTGAGCACGGCGGCATTACCGCCCATCGGCTCCCTGTCTTCCAACTCGCGCACTTCATCACGGGTCAGAATGCCCTTGTCCACCATCACCCCGTAGAACGCAGCGCGTCCGGCGCTGTCGGCGCGCAGAAGGCCTTCCACGGTGAACTTAGGGTAGTAGCGCAGGCGCTCGGCCGGCGTAAGCAGGTCCTTGCTGATGGCCTGCTCGATGCGCCGCAGCCACGGCCCCAGCGTGAAGGTCAGGAAGCCGATCATCTGCTGTTCGATGCCGGTTCCCCAGCTCGTCGACTTCTCCGTATGGCCAACCATCCACGGCGGCACGCGGAACCAGCGGCAGATCGACTCCACGGAGAACGCCCGCGACTCCAACAGCTGCGCGTCGGATGGCTTGATGCCAAGCGTACCGGCCTCCGTTCCACCTTCGAGCAGCGGGGTTTCACCGCGCTCAATGGAACCCATCAGGTTCTTCTTGAACTCCGTCCGCTGCTCAGGCTTCAGGAACGCCTGGACTTTGTAGTAGATCGTCTGGAGCAGCCCGTTTCGGAATGTGCGAGCCGCTGCTCGGTCTGCAGCGATGGCGTTGCCGAACACCTTGGCACCGTAGGCGATCACGGACACGCCGTTCTCGCCATCCAGCGTGAACCCGGGAATGCGCCAGATCCTCGCCGGCGCGATGATCCTGGGAGCACCATTGGCGCGCAGGTAGCGATACACCTTGTTGCCGTTCAGGTCACGATTGATGGTGAGCCTGGCTGGATCAAGGAACTGCAGGCCGATTAGGCGTTCGCCTGCATAGAGCTTCTCAGCGAAGGCGTTGCCACGAAGCAGCATCGCGACAACCATGGCCTCCCAGAACACCGCCGCAGTCGAGTCGATGTTCGGCTGGTCGTGAACAACGAAATGCAGCGGGTGCTGGCTCGCGACGCGCTTTCCGGTCTTCGTCCTCTCATACATCGACAGGGGCAATGTGGCGATCGTCTCAGAGATCAAGCGGACACACGCCCAGGCTGCGTCGACTTGGAGAACCGCCTTTGCTGTGACGGCTACGCCAGCCTCATTGGCCATCTCGCGGTCAATGTAGAGCTCGGCGTCGCGGGTCGTGAATGACCGCACCCACCCGTCAACCGCTGCTCGGACCCGTCCCAGAAACCCGGTCTGATGCTTCATCTTCATGCGGATCCCGCCAAAATAGGGTTGCTCAACCAGTCGTCCATCCCGCCGGTCGCCTCGCTCGTGAGAGACACGCCTATGGCCATCAGCAGCGCGGTGATGTCGTCGATCTTGTCGGCGGACCGGCGCTTGTCCGGCGCCATGTTCAAGTTCACGTCTTTGCGAGCAACCAGGTTGGCCGCGCACCAGGCCAGCACAGGGTCGCCGTCGTGCACCAGCCGCTTGCCGATGTAGGCGCGCTCCAGCTCCACCATTGCTGGGTGGTAGGACTTCGTGCCTTGGATGAACTCAACCAGCGGAACCTCTGCCGCCACCAGCCTGCTGACCATCTCGGTCGAGTTCCAGCGGTCGAACGCCAGGAACTGCAAGTTGAATCGCTCGTGGACATCCAGAATGGCCTGCTCAATCACCGCGTAGTCGGTGACCTCGCCCTCGGTTTGCTCCAGCAGCCCAGCCGCTACCCAGCCCGCATACGGGACAGTGCCGCGCTCGGTGCGCTGCGCCACTGCCGATTCCGGCACCCAGCGGCGGCCCCAGGTGATGATCTTGTCGTCCAATCGCCAGACCAGCCGCAGCGATGCAAGGTCGCGCGTGCTGGCCAAGTCAAGCCCGCCCCAGCAGGGAACGTCCTTCAGCGCGTCGAGATCGACCACGCCATGGCAGGCATTCCACTTTGGCAGCAGGATGAAGCCGTTTGCCGCTGCAGCAGGTCGGTTCAGCCGCTTGATCTGGAACTCGGCGAGCTTCGAAGGCATTGCCTTCGCCTCGATCGACTCCTTCCTGATTGCCGCCAACAGGTGGGGATTCACGTCCATCAACGGGTTGGCCTTATGCCAGGCCTTCTCGTCGAAGTCGCCGTCGTCCTTGTCCACCGCGAAGAAGATCGCCAGGAAGTGGTCGGCGGCGTCGCCGAATACCCCCTCCAACAGCTGCGTGGCGAACTGCCGAATCTCTGACCATGGACCAGGATTCGCGTACCCCTCGGTGGTCGTGAACAACCACAGAGGATTCCGGCGCGCACCCGCTGCTGACTGCAACACGTTCAGCAGATCGGGGGTCTTGTGCGCATGGATCTCGTCGAGACCGACGTGGGACGGGTTCAGACCGTCCTGCGTCGATGCCTTGGCGTTGATCGGCTTGAACGTCGCGCCGGTCTCGACCCGGCTGATGGCATTGGCCCAGCACTCCAGCCCGTAGGCCTCCCGAAGATCGGCCTTCTTCTCTGCCATCCGCTTGGCAACGTTGAAGATGATGCGCGCCTGGCTGCCGGTGGTAGCCGCGGAAATGACCTGCGCACCCTCTTCCTCTTCACAGCACTCGCAGTAGAGAAGGATTGCGGCCGACAGCGTCGACTTCGCGTTCTTGCGCGCGACTGCGAACAGTGCGGACGTGAAGCGGCGGGTTCCATCGGTCTTGCGGAACCCGAACAGCTGAACCACGAACCAGACGTGCGACGGGTGAAGCCGGATCTCCGGCGTCTCCCACTTGCCTTCCACGTGCGGGAGCAGTTCGATCCAGCTGCAGGCGTGATTGGCGTGATCGCGCGAGAAGGAGAACGGCGCCCCCTTCTTCTTTGCTCGCTTCAGATCGTCCAGGAACCGTTTCGCCGCCAGCTTGATCAGCCGGCCGAACCTCCCTCCCCTATCTGCCGCAGCCGCCTTCGCATACCCGATCGCGACATCGACGTAGTCATTTTCCGGCGGCGCGGGGCTTTCCGAGCGCGGCGAACGCGTTGCCCGGCTTTTCCGTGTCGCCATTCGGTTTCACCTTTCCCTGCGCCACTGGCGTCAGGCCGAAGTCGTTCATCAGTCCACGCAGCTGGGCGACCATCGATGCAACCGGCGCCTCGCCGGCGGCGTACAGCTGGACGGTCTTTCCATGAAGAGCGCAGAGCTGGCCGAGAGCCGACAGGCCCGCCTCGGTCAGGAGCTTGTTTGCGTGGAGGATTGGGGCTAAGCGCTCCCATTCCTTACGTGCGTGTGCGTTGGGCATCCAGTCCGGTGCCGGTGGCACATCGGACACCAGGGGGAGTTCAGCTGCAGCAGACGCTTCGCGGTCAGGCCGGTCGGTGCCGGCCACCACCTTCAGCGCTGTCGGCTTGCGGGGGCGGGACATAGACAGGCCTCAAAAACTGAATTTTCTGAATTGACGGTGCAAAAAAACCACTGAGCGGCCGGTGTCCGAGGGCATCGCCTCAAACTTTTTCCCCTCCCCCCCTCATTTTTGTTGAGAATCATTCTCATTTGTTACATTCCGTCCGCGCCGTGGATGCGAACGATTCGCACCTCTGGCCGCCTCAGCCTTCGTCTTCACGTCGTGGCAGCGGATACAGATCGCCTGCAGGTTGTCCATCGTGTCGGTGCCACCCTCGGCTTGCGGCACGATGTGGTCCACCTCATCGGCCTGGGCGATCCGACCGGCGTGCCGACAGGGCTGACATAGGTACTTGTCACGCTGCATCACCGCGTCACGCTTACGCCGCCACGGCCTACCACCTCGACCTTTGCCGTAGTTCTCCTGCGGTGCTTGAGCGACGTGTACCGGAGCCAGCTGCGGCATCGGCCTATGTCGACGGGGGAAGCTGGCCATCAGCCCAAGCTCTGCGACTGGTCACGCTCACCGGGCACCAGCTCACCGTCCAGGCTGCGGGTCGGTTCGTCCTGCTGTTCCTCGCCCTCGGCAGCCAACGCATCGATGAGGGCGGCCAGCTGCTGCGCGATCCCGGCGGTGGCCAGGCGCTGCTCCTCCTGCTGCAGCTCGATGCGGCGCAGACGGTCGGCCAGACTCATGGCTTGACCTGCTTCTGGTCACCGGCTGGTGCCAGCTTCTCGATCGCACCCAGCTGGCCGTTGCACTGCTCCAGGCTGGTGACGTTGGCGTTGTAGGCAGACACCACGCTCTCGATGGTCCGCTGGGTTGCGCGCTTCACCGGGCAGCGGGCGGTCAGCGCCGCCGGTACGGCCACGGTTCGCTCGACGGTGACGTACACGGTCTGCGGGATGTCCGGCTTCTGGGCCTTGCTGCAGCTGCCGAACCCGCACAGCGGCAGGGCCGCGGTCAGGATCAGAGCAACGGAATGGCGTCGCATAGGGTCTGCTCCAACTGCTGCCGGCAACCCGGCTGGTTCTTGGCCGCCTGCAGGGCCTGCTCGGCCTGAGTAGCGCGGCGCTGGCTCTGGGCTGCTGCTGCCTCAGCCAGGCGGGCGGCTTCCTTGGCCGCCTGCTGCTGGCGGGTGGCCTCGTCGATTGCGCGCTGGGTCTGGCGGTTCACTTCCTGCAGCAGCTGGCCGCAGGCGGTGGCCGCGCGCAGGTTCTCGTCGGCGTCGGTCTGGGCCTTGTCGCGCGCCTTGTCGGCGGCGGCGATCAGGGTCTGGTCCTTCTTGGCCCGATAATCCGACCCCAGCCGGGCGCCCATCAGTAGGACCGCGCCGACTGCCGCGATCCACAGCCCCATTCGGATCAGGCCAACGTAGGGCCGCAGCGGGTCAGGGATCAGCATCGCCATTGCTCAGCTTGGGCTGCACGAAGATGCGAGACACCGCAGCCAGGAACGAGGTGACGCCAGCCGATGCCAGAGCGCTGTAGGCCACCGTCTGCTTGAACCCGTCGTGCACCACCGGCAGCCAGTCCGCCGGCAGCAACATGTAGGCGCCGATGATGCCAAGCGCGGTGGCACTGATGATGCCAGCCAGCAGCGACAGGCGAACCGACCAGAATCGCCAGAAATGGCGCCGGTCGCTGGTGAGTTTCACGTTCTTCACTTCAGCCCCCTGAGCTGCTTCAGCTCGCGGATGTCTGCCTTGTTCTGCTCTACCTGCACTGCCTGCTTGGCCAGTTCGAGCTTCAGCGCCGGGACGTCCGCCAGCTGGGTGTTCATGATTTGCAGCTGCTGCTGCAGGCCGGTTATCTGCTGGTTCGTTACCTGCTGCTGGGTCAGAACCGATTGCATGGAACCAACCAGCCAGTAACCGATGCTCACAATGGCGCCGGCGATGACAAGGGCAATCCAACGCTCCACTGGGCCGAGGGAGATCTTGGTGCGGCCGTCCTGGCTCGGCTGGGCTTCCATCGTCATGCCCCAAGCACCTTCAGCGCGCGGGAGTACCGCGAACGCCGGTCCGCCGCTCCAATCTGGCCACCGTTCACCCGGTCCGTGATCTCGTCGAATCGGCCTGCGTCCGCCAGCTTGTTGAGGTTCCGAGAATCCCAGAACGTCGCTGCTGCCAAAGCGCCCCACTTCGGCTGCTCCAGTTCCTCAGGCTTGGCCTCGAAGTCAGGCACGCCCTTGATGCCCTTCGCCCGCAAAGCATCGCGGATGGCCGCATAGTTGGCCCGGCCGGTGTTATGGATAGGACCACGGCCGCGATAGCGGTAGCCATCGCCACTCGCCTCCGGGCCATTGCCCATCCGGTTGGCGTAGGCGTTGTTTCCGATCGCAACCGGCTTCCGTTCCAGCGCGCGCGCCAGGTCGTTCGGCTTCCTCGGCTTGGCCTTGGGGTCGACGGCGTAGCGACTGGGCCAGGTGTCGGCCATGCCCTGCGCACCGTAGTTCAGGTTCTCGACGGTCCGGGTCAGGCTCGCCGACTCGTGCCCGACCTGCGCCAGGAACGCTGCCACTCGCTTCGGGGTGCTGATACCGAACGCCGTGCAGGCGTCGGTCAGGGGCTGAGCCCACTGGGCGGCGACGGCGGCACTGCAGCCGACCGCCTGCTGGATTGTCGAGGCGGTCAGGATCATGGCGGG